ATCAAATGGGTTGACGGTAAGAGCAAACTAAACATCGGTAAACTTTCAATCTTTCACGGCCACGAGTTCGGAAAGCAATTCCTTCCGTCAGTAAACGTGGCGCGTGGGTTGTTCATGAAAACAAAAGTAAGCGCGTTATGCGGACACCACCACCAAACAGCGGAACACAACGAACGCGACGCGAACGGAAAGTTTATAACGTGTTGGGGCGTGGGTTGTCTTTCTGAATTATCTCCAGACTACAATCCGTATTCAAAATATAATCACGGCTTCGCTATTGTGGAGTTGGGAAAAAATGGTTACTTTAGCGTCAAGAACCTGCGTATACACGAAGGTCAAATTTTATAAACCTAAAAAACAAACTATGATAAACAAAGACTTAGCTATGACCAAGTTAGAGAAACTTGATGGCAAACTAAAAACAATGTACGTAATGCTTGATCGTCCCATCAGCAAAGACGAATACAAACAAGTAATTGAAAGCGCTGGGAGTATTATTGAGGATCTTAAGACAATGGTCCAACGTGAGAAGTAATATTTAAAATAAATAGTTATGAAACTTACCGCAGAACAAATCCAAGAAAATTGGGATTATTTTATCCAACACATCAACACATGGATATCTTCTCCCCGTAAAGAGAAACTACTAGAATTTTACGAGCAATATAAAGATCGTCTAATTCTAATGCCAGCAGCTCACAAGAAAGAATATCACAACGCATTTCCAGGAGGTTATATTGAACACGTCAATCGTGTTGTAGATTGTGCTCTTAAACTCAACAATTTGTGGGGCGAAATGGGAGCAGATTTAACTACATATACTGTTGAAGAACTTGTATTTTCTGCTATTAACCACGATTTAGGTAAAATGGGAGATGAAACAAACGAATCCTATGTCCCCCAAACAGATCAATGGCGCAGAGATAAACTAGGCGAAGACTATATGTTTAACAACAAAGTAGCATTCGCTTCGGTTCCTGATCGTGGTTTGTATCTGCTTCAATCTCATGGTGTTCAATATTCATTTAATGAAATGGTAGCTATCCAAACTCACGATGGTTTGTACGATGAAGGTAATAAGAAATATCTTATGACTTACATGCCCGAACAAAAACCACGTACTTGTCTTCCATTTGTATTGCATCAAGCAGATTTAATGGCTGCAAGAATTGAGTTTGAAAGAGAGTGGTTGCCAAAATTTAAAAATTCCGTGGAGGCTCCCAAAAAGAATTTTACATTAGATACTAGCACTAAGTCCAACACTAAACCTGTTATAAACAAACAACAAAAAGCATTAAGTACACTTAAAAGTGAAGGTTTAAAAAATCTATTAGACAGTATATGATAATTTTAACAATAATTTTAGCGTTAATGGTCGTGATCTTAGGATACACGACCTTTAACCTTCTACGCAAAAACGAAAAGCAAGAAGATATCCTTACAGGATATATGGTTTATCTAAATAAAGTTTCTAAAATTATAGATGAATCAGATAGAAAATTAAAAGAAATAGACCATCGAGGCTCGTTTAAAGCAGACGATGAAATTGGTTTTTTCTTTGAGAGCGTTAAGAGTATTCAAACTATTCTTAATTCTTTTAATATAAAAGATCTATAATGGTATATTTTACTCAAGATACAGAAGACGCTATCGTTAAATATAATAACGAGTATGATCCTATTATTAAAAGTAAAATATACGAAAGAAAAATACATTATCCTTTCTTCAAATTAACCGAAAATATAGTTCATACATTTAAATTCTACTATACCGAGGTTGAAAATATTGAAGATTTACAACACGAAGTAATAACATTTCTTCTTTCCAAAATACATTTATTCGATCCTTCTAAAGGAGCCAAAGCATATTCTTATTTTGGAACAATAGCAAAACGCTATTTAATATTATCCAACCAGAAAAATTATAAAAAGCGATTAGATACTATTCCTGTAGAAGAAATATATGAAGATGAAAATCACTCATACGAACTAGAAGAAAACTACACAAACGATAAAATTTCAGATTTTATGGATATGTATGTAGATTTCTGTACTAAAAATATATTTAAATTATTTCCGAAAGAAGCAGATGCTCGAGTAGCCGATGCTATATTAGAATTATTTCGCAAAAGAGACCATTTAACCATTTTCAACAAGAAGGCACTTTATATTTATATTCGCGAGCAGATCGATGTTAAAACACCTAAGATCACTAAAGTAGCCAATCACCTATACAAATTATATAAATCTCATTATTTATTTTATGAAGAAAATGGTTATATGAAAGTTTGATATAACTATATTTATAATAAAATGATATGAGCCAATTTGATAAAATCGTATTCGGTAAAAAATCTTTTTCTAGTTTACTAGAAGAAATATACGAAAACCAAAAGAAAAAAGATAAACAAATATCTACACTTATCTCGGAATTAAAACCATTAATAAACGAGATAGGCGATGCTACTCTTATAGTTCCTTTAATTAAAGAATATATGGAAATAGGAGTTAAAAACGACGATTTACTTGTTAAAATGGCAGCATTAGCTCAACGAGCCATAGCTAACCAAGCATCAGGTGACTCGTTAACAATATCAGATGCTGAGAAAGAGCAATTGTTAGCCGCTATTAATAATATAAAGGAGGAGTAATGGGTAATAGGTTTTATGGGTATGCTGCCCAAAACAATAATCTTAATTCTAATCTAAATAATGGATCAGATGAAGGTAGAGATTTTAAAATTAATAATCTTATTGTTTCTGCCAGGGTTGTAGATATTGTTTTGGATGAAACTCATCCTCTTTTTAAGGAGGTAGGAGAATGGAATGGTTTGGGTACTATCGTGTATGATACTGATTTGTCAAATCCTCCTACATTTGTTATGAGTAATTTTGCTAAACCATTACATCCTAATACAAAAAATTATCCATTAATAAATGAAATTGTATTTTTATTAAACCTCCCAAATACTCAAATAGGAGATATTATATCTTCTACTAGTAAATACTATATATCTCCTGTTGCTCTATGGAATCACCCCCACCATAATGGATTTCCTTCAAATCCTAACACTCCTCCATCATCTCAACGAGTAGATTATATTCAAAGTGAAATAGGAGCCGTACGAAGAGTTACAGATCAATTTACTGAGATATATTTAGGGGAAACTTTTATAGAAGAGCCTAATATTCATCCTCTTTTACCTTTTGAAGGAGATGTAATAATGGAAGGGAGGTGGGGGAATAGTATTCGTTTTGGATCAACTGTAAAAGAAAGACCCAATAATTGGTCAACTACAGGATCAAATGGGGATCCTATAAGTATTTTAAGAAATGGGCAAGGAGATAATCGCCCTGAAGGGTGGTTACCCACAGTAGAAGATATAAATAAAGATAGTTCTTCTATTTATTTAACCTCAACCCAAAAAATCCCATTACAAGCCTCCAGCGCAAAATATGAAAGCTACACTTCACCCCCCACAACCCCAGAAGAATATTCCGGAAAACAAATATTAATAAATTCAGGCAGATTAGTATTTAATACTACTCAAGACCATTTGTTGTTAACTTCTAAAAAGTCTATTAATCTAAATGCTGTTAGTAGTGTAAATATTGATACTAAGGAATATATTGTTAAATCTGATGTGATAAAATTGGGGTCAAACGAAGCTAAAGAGCCTATATTAAAAGGGAATGCTCTAGTAACAGAATTACAAAATCTAATAGCCCAAATACAATTGTTAACTATTGCTTTACAGGCTGTTCCCCAAACATCAGCAGCAGCTGGGTTAGTAAATTCGGAATTACCTAAAATCTCAGCTAATCTAGAATTAACTAAATCCCAAATAAATAAGATTATATAATGGCTACTATATCTCCTGAGATTCTTCAAAACGTAACCCCTAGAGATTTGAAACAGCAAGGGTTAGAGCGTCTTAGCACACTCATTCTAGATAAGGGTATTCAAATTAAAGATCAAATTGAGCCGCAGTTAACTGAGAAGATTCTAAATAAACTTAATTCTGTAGCTGATAATGTTTGTTTACCCCCAAACCAATTAGACCCATTAATTACTCTTAGAAACAATATTGTAGATCAGTTAAACAAAATAGGTCTATCTTTGGACATTGCTATTAGAACAGTAGGAATAACAAATAATACTTTAAATACACTATTAACCATAGCAGCAGGCATACGCGCTGCAAAACCAGCTGCAATAGCAGCAGCTGCTACTCCAGCAACAGGATCTCCATTTGCTAGTCTTGTTTTAAATCTAAATGAAATTTTAGACAAGCTGAAATATGATGATTTGGGGAATCCAAAATTACAAAAAATAAAAGCAGCCCTAGATTTATCTGCCCCAGCGATATCTATAGCTGCTGTTTTTATCGCACAAACGATTACTACTTTGAATTCTATAGATTCTATTTTAAAGCGATGTGCGCCTAATTCTACCCTTACATCTACAAATGAAGGGCTAGTCCAAATATCACAACAACAAAATCAAGCAGAAACAACTATAAATCAAGAATTATATAACGGATTTGTAATTAGAATAGAAGAAATACCTTTTAGTCCTACTGTTACCCGTAGAAGAGCAATAGGTATAAATCAAAGCGGTATATCTTTAATTCAAACAGAATTATCCTTTACCACAAACCCCGAAATACTAATTAACGAACTTAAACTTATTATTGACAGAGATAATTTAAAAGCTTACTAATTTAATATTTATAATCATGAAAACCCAAGACTTTAAAAAAATCATTAAAGAAGCTGTAAGAGAAGCAATTCAAGAAGAACTTAAGGATATTCTTCTCGAAGCAGTCCGTTCTCCAAAGACAATCGTAAATGAATCTATTAGAGACACATATGCCCAACCCCACATCGAAAAACCAAAACAATTGACTGCCCAAGAACGCAGAAATATGTTCTCTGGAATTTTAGAGGAAATGCAACAGGGGGCAGTAGCCACCTCAGCATACGCTGGTCAATTTCAGCCCAAATCTACAGATACTGTAAATGGAGCATTGCCTGATGGGAGTGTTGGTTTGGATCAAATAATGAACTTAATGAATAAATAATGGCATTCGGAGCAAAAAGAATATTCCCTATAGATACCAAACCCGGAACAGGGGTTGGAGTGGCTATTCCTTTTAATGCTCCTGCTGTTTTTAAAACAACATATACTACAAAAGATGCTGTTAGAAATAATCTAATAAATTATTTTTTAACAAATAAAACCGAAAGATATTTAAACCCAAATTTCGGTGCCAATTTAAGAGCTTTTATTTTTGAACAAATTACAAATGGAAATCTAGATTTTTTAAAACAAGATATCCAAGCGCAATTAACTGCGTTTTTCCCAAATGTACTCGTTCAAAATCTAGAAGTAACCGGAAACCCGGATACATATGAAGCTAATGTTATATTAACGTATAACGTTGTAGATACGGGTATAAATGACGAAATATCAATAACATTCACATAATGGCACAAAGAAAAAACATACAATATATAAACCGAGATTTTGGTGAATTTAGAGCTAGTCTAATAGACTATGCCAAAACCTATTTCCCAACAACATATAACGATTTCACACCAGCCTCGCCTGGTATGATGTTTATGGAAATGGCAGCTTATGTAGGTGATGTTTTATCTTTTTATCTTGATAACCAAATTCAAGAAACATTTTTACAATATGCTCGTCAACCAAATAATTTATATGAATTAGCATATATGTTTGGTTACAAACCAAATGTAACCCAAGTTGCCACAACAAATATTGATTTTTATCAACAGGTTCCTGCTATATTATCTGGATCAACTTATGTTCCTGATTTTTCTTATGCCTTATCTATTGCAGATAATGCAATATTATCGTCTCCTATTAGCCCAAATATACCATTTATTACAGAAGATCCAGTAGATTTCTCAGTATCTAGTTCAGGGGATCCTACCGAGGTTACTATATATAGTTTAAATGGTAATAATCCTGAATTTTTTCTCTTAAAGAAGGCTAGAAGAGCAATTTCTGCTACCATCAATACAACTCAGTTTACATTTGGGGCCCCTCAGCAGTTTTCTACTGTGGATATAAATGCAGATAAAATTATAGGAATCTTAGATATATTTGATACAGACAGCAATGAATGGTATGAAGTTGATTACCTAGCCCAAGAGACAATATTTGATAGTATTAAAAACACCAATGTAAATGACCCTAATTTATCCCAATATTCAGGGGATACTCCTTATCTTTTAAAGCTAGAACAGGTTCAAAGAAGATTTGTTACAAGAGTTATAGACACAGGATCATTACAAATACAATTTGGCGCAGGTAGTGCAACAGATACAGATGAAGAAATAACTCCAAACCCAGATAATGTAGGTATAGGATTGCCATTTGAAAAGGATAAACTCACAACAGCTTATTCTCCTTCAAACTTCTTATTTACAAAAACATACGGCATTGCCCCTTCTCAAACAACATTAACAGTTAGATATTTAACCGGTGGGGGAGTAGAAGCAAATATTCCTGCAAATAATTTAACAAATATAACAGGAGATATTCAATTGCTGAATAATAACTTGGATGTTTCTACAGCAAATTACGTAGTATCATCATTAGCTGTTACAAACCCAATAGCAGCAGATGGAGGTGGAGATGGAGATACAACAGAAGAAATTAGGCAAAACTCCTCAGCAAATTTTGCAACACAGCTTCGAAATGTAACCCAAGACGATTATCTAGTAAGAGCATTATCTATGCCTGCTAAGTATGGTGTTATATCAAAAGCATATATTGAACCTACAAAGGCACAATCAGTATCGTCAGGGGAAGCTTTAGGAATATTAGATTTATATGTTTTATCTTATGATTTCAATAAAAAATTAACTACTACTTCTCCCGCGCTAAAACAAAATTTACAAACATATTTATCTTTTTACAGAATGATAAATGATTCTATTACTATAAAAGATGCGTTTATCGTTAATATTGGAGTAAATTTTGATATTATAGTATTACCTAATTACAATTCAAATGAAGTATTAACTCAATGTATAATAACATTACAAGATTATTTTGCAATAGATAAATGGCAAATCAATCAACCTATAATCCTTAGAGATATTTATATCTTATTAGATAGAATTGAAGGAGTACAAACAGTTAAAAACATAGCAATAACAAATAAAGTAGGCACAAGTTTAGGATATAGTCAATACTCATACGATACTACAGGAGCAACAAGCGGCAATGTAGTATATCCTTCACTTGACCCTATGATATTTGAAGTAAAATATCCAAATACAGATATTCAAGGCAGAGTAGTACCTTTATAATAATACAAAATGGCAGTATATAAAATATTCCCTTCTCAAGACGCTACATTATATTCGGCTTATCCTGCTATGAACACAGGAATAGACGAAATTTTAGAAGCATCTACTAATTTCAAAACAGGAGTTACAGAAACAAACGGAGAATATCCTCAAGCTTCTCGTTTTTTAGTTCAATTCGATTCTGATGAAATTACATATGTAAGTGCTTCTTTAATAGGAACAGCAAGTTGGACAGCTAATCTTAAGCTTTTTGTAGCCGATGATACTGGGTTATCTGGTACCACAGCAGTAGCAGCTAACGCTGTTGCTCAGCCATGGAATATGGGTACAGGACGTTACTTAAATAATCCTGAAACTCAAAATGGTGTATCGTGGGTTTGGAGATCCTACTCAGGAAGCAATGCTTGGACTACTACAGGGTTTTCTGCAGGACAAACTGGTTCATATAATTTAACTACTAATCCTAATTCTGCAGGAGGTGGGGTATGGTGGACTGGTTCTCAAGCCACAAAAATATTCTCATATTATTCAGACTTAGACTTAAGTTTTAATGTTAAATCTATAGTAGAAAAATGGACGGGAAGCGCTTGGGCAAATTATGGATTTATAGTTAGACAAACAGAATCTCAAGAATTTGTAAACAGTATTAATGAACAAGTAACTTTAAAATATTTTTCTAGAGATACCCATACTATATATCCTCCCTGCTTAGAATTTAAATGGGATGATTCAGTATATAATACAGGTAGTTTAACAGTGTTAACTACTAATCCTGCTACTATTTTATTAGCCCAAAATCCTGGGGTGTTTTATGATCAAAGTGTTAATATTTTTCGTGTAAATGCAAGACCAACATATCCTCCAAAGGTATGGCAAACATCTTCTATTTATATGACTAACTATGCTTTACCAGCAGAATCATATTATGCTATAAAAGACTTGGATACTAACGAAATGGTTATAGATTTCGACACAACATATACTAAATTAAGTTGTGATGTATCAGGAAGCTATTTTAAATTATATATGAACGGATTAGAACCTGAAAGATATTATACTGTTTTAATTCAAACTACAATTCAAGGATCAACAATAGTATTTGATGATAATTATAGCTTTAAAGTTGTTAACCCATAATGGCAAAAGAAATTATAGATTTAAGTAAAGTAGTATACAATAAAAATCAATACACTAAAGTAATTGATACGCAATTTACTCAGTTGATCTCTGCCCCTGTTACAGCATCTATCAGTGTACCTTCTCAAATAAATGAATTTTTTGCTCAATATCAAAATTTATTTTTTGAAATTCCAAAATTTGGCCAAACAAACTCACACGAATATCTAATAAAGACCAGTGGAGAATATGTTGGAGAAATCAGAACAGACGACACAATAAATGCTTTACTTGAAGAAATAACTCAAGTAAGACAAGAAAATTTAGATCTTCAACAGCAACTATTTCAAATATCTCGAAATACAACTAACATACAATGACAGAAATAGTTAACATACAAAATATTGATCCTATTACATTTGAGTTGCAAACATACTCTCCTGAGGATACTTCTTTGATTACATCAAACAATATTCCAACTCGATTTAACCCAGAAACAGATTATTTAGAATATTTTATATACGATTTAAATAGAAATATTTTAGTAGAAAATGTTACTGGTTATCCTAATTTTACTCTTTTAGATAATCAAGTTACTATAGACCCGGAAGCTGATTTGAGAGCTTTTGGTTTTACAGAAGGACAATATAATACAGCGTACAATTTTTTAAGACATCGCCTAGCATCAACCGCATTAAATAGATACTATATTGACCAGATCAGTGCGGATAGAACTGAAGTAAGACTTAATACCACAGCTATACCTAATGTTGAAGTATCTGCTAGCGCAATTATATTTTCTCAAGATATTCAAAACACACAAGGTGGCTATCTAGACTTTTATTTAGATTTTGGAAACAATCAGTTAGTAATAGCAAATAATGTATTATTAGATAATTCTAATCCTGATGATCCTACAGTTCTAATAAAACTATACGAAGCACTTCCTCCACAATTTGATATAAAGAGTGAATGTTGGGTAGTTGAACAAATAGCAGAATCTGTAGCTTACAATATCAGTATTACTCCTGTATTCAATATTGAAGATGATAATATTCCTTTAAAAGGACCAAATTATAATTTATCCATATCAGATCAAATTAATAATTCTACACAATATGCTAGTCTTTCTTCTCTAACAGCTACAACATCCGCTACAGGATCAGGAAGTTTAAGATACCAATTAAATAGTTTATTAGCAGAAAGTAATGTTGAACTAAATATAGACTATTCTAGCTACGATAATTTTATTCATTTCTCTTCTGCTCAAACTCGTTTAGAAAATTTTTACTATAAGCTAGCCTTAATAGAACAATATACTTATAGTGCTAGTTTATCAGTTAATACTACTACAAACTACTATGTTTCTTCTAGTAATGTAATATACCAAGCAAAAATAAATGAAATTATAACTAATTTTGATGGTTACGAATATTATCTATACTACGAATCGGGATCAACAGCTTGGCCTAAAACAAATAGTACACCCCCATACACAAATGCTTCTACAGCTAATCCTGGGGTAGGGTATACTTGGTTTATATCTCAATCGGCTGTAGCAGAACTATACGATAGCGAAAACAATAATGCTTTAGTAAATGCTATTCCTTCTTATCTAAGAGACGATCCAAGCAACGCACAATACGAGTTGTTTGTTGAAATGATAGGTCAACATTTCGATAATGTATTTTCCTATTTACAAGGAGTTACCGAGAAATACAATGCAGATAACCGATTAAACTATGGTGTATCTAAGGATTTAGTAGCAGATATATTACGCGATTTAGGCGTTAAAATATATCAAAATAATTTCTCAACAGACGATTTATATGCTGCTTTAATTGGCATTACCCCTTCAGGCAGTTTATATAATTTACCTTATA